GCTAAATCAAGCGCTAGTTCCATATTCGTCTTTTTACCATGTAAGTATCTATCCCCTTTCTCGAAGAACAATAAGTGTTGGATATCCTTTGGGGTACTCTCTAGTTCCCATAAAATGCTAGTTCGCGGTTTCTCCATGTATGCCGCAAACAATCTCACAGTGCACAAGGATATATAATACCATTTGATATATGTGATAGGTAAGATATGCTCACTCAATTCAAGGGATGATGATAAAGTTGAACAAACTCCGGCAACTTCCAATTCCTCACTAGCAAAATTTGGATTGTTCATCGTGCTTACAGCCAATAATCTCTTGATCGACGAATCACTCTTCCAGCCCTTGCAGTAGTGACTCCTGAGTAATGTGACTCTATTCCGACTCATTGCTGTTTGTTTCATTTTTACTGTCAATCCTGCTCTTGCATAATGTTTTGTCATCTGACTGAATTCTAGATTAAGGATATTAGGTTCCGGCTTTGGTAATTGCGTACTCAATGCAACATCATCAGAATATACTGCACACTCTTTTAGATCTATGGTCGTTTCATATGGAATCAATTCACTGACGAGAGTCGAGTGCAATGTCCATAAAGGATTATACCAGCCTTCAATTCCTCCATGTTGACCCTTGGACACCATTACTTTATCATAGAACTCGTCATAAAGATATACTGTTTGAGCTGAGAAATAGTCGGCTAATTTGCTCCAATTCTCCTCCCCATATAGTAAACCAACAAATTCATATATCGCACCTGCATTATCCTTCTGCATAGATTGGTTGTGACCTTCAATGTCCAACATGAGGCAATAAGTGGTAGGATCCTTCAGACTTTGCGCCATCCTATGGAGTTTCAATTTCCGTTCCTTGTCGCTCTTTGTCATCACTTCTGAGTTGAAATAACTTAATGCTTTCTTTGCCTTTAACATTTTGTAAGAGAGCCCGTGTTTATTATCTAGGTTAGCGTTTCCAAATAGTCGTGCTGCAATCTTCTGTTCCCTCTCCTTAGGAATGATACGTGTCGGCCATTTATCCTTAACCGG